AGCGGCGCGCGCCTCTGGCCCCGCCCCGGTAAGCACCCCCGCGACGGGCACTCCGCATCCACCGGCCACGCAGATGACAGGGACCGCTTCTACTGCTTCTCCTCCTCCGTGCCCCTGTTCGATACGGACACCCCGTACACCAAGTTCAAGGCGTACAGCATCCTCAACCACGACGGGGACGATTCCGCTGCCGCGCGTGCTCTAGCCGCAGCCGGGTTCGGTGAGCCCGCCACCGTCACCGTGAAACTAACCGACATCCTCCCGCCCCGTCCCACCATGCCCACCATGCCGACTGTGCAGCCTCTGGGCGCCCCCGTGACGGGCGAACACGCCCCGGCAGTACAAACACCCGCCCCCAACCCCGTAGCACCCTCACCGGCAACCGCAGCAGCACCAGCGGCACAAGGTGAGGCGGTGCTGCTCGCGCAGACCGAATACGCCCTCGCCCACACCTTCCTCACCTCCTACGCCGACGTCATCCGGTACAACACCGACCGCGGCAGGTTCTACCACTGGGACGGCACCCGCTGGACCGAACAGCCCGACACCGCCGGCGCCGTCAAGCAGCTCTACCTCGCCCACGCCATGCAGCTCACCGACGGCACCACACCCGAAGACCCCAACGGGAAGCCCGACAAAGAAGCCCAGCGGTTCAAGAAGTACGCCCTCACCCAAAAAGGCGCACGCGCCATCCTCGATCTGATAAAGACCGACCCCAGGGTCGCCTGCGTAACGGATGACTTCGACACCAACCCGTGGGAACTCAACACCCCCGCCGGAATCGTAAATCTGCGCACCGGCGCGGTTGAGCCGCACGACCCCGCCCGGATGCACTCAAAGACCACCAGGGTCGCCCCCGCCCCAAAAGGCGCCCCCGCCCCCGTCTGGGAGAAGTTCCTACACACCACCTTCGCAGGGGACGAGACCCTCACCCGGTACATGCAGCGCGCCCTCGGCTACTCCGCCACCGGAGCCATCCGCGAACACCTCTTCATCTTCGCCTACGGCACCGGCGGCAACGGCAAATCCGTCCTCTACGACACCGCCATCAGCGTGTTGGGCGACTACGCCACCGTCGCACCCCCCGGGTTCCTCATGCGCACACACTTCGCCGGTCACCCCACCGACCTCGCCGACCTCAAAGGTGCCCGCCTCGTCGTCGGCTCCGAAGTGAACCAGGGCGACAAGTTCGACGAAGCCAAGCTCAAGATGCTCACCGGCGGCGACCGCATCAAGGCACGCTACATGCACCGGGACTTCTTCACCTTCACCCCCACCCACCACCTCCATTTGATGGGCAACCACCAGCCCACCATCGAAGCAGGCGGCACCAGCGTATGGCGGCGCATGAACCAGGTGCCGTTCGTCCACACCGTCCCCGAAGAGGAGCGGGACGACAGGCTACCCGAGAAGCTGCGCGAAGACGAAGGGGAGCAGGTGCTCGCCTGGATCATTGCCGGCGCCGTCGCCTACGCCCAGGACGGGTTGCAGCCCCCGGCGGCGGTACTCGCAGCCACCGAAGAATACCGAGAGTCCCAAGACACTATTAAGGCGTTCCTGGATGCTGAGTGTGCCCTGCACCCGGGCAACCCCCACTACACCGCGTCTGTGAAGGCGGTGCGTGAAGAGTACGTGCGGTGGTGCCGTTTGGAGGGGGTTGAGCCGTTGTCTTCCCGTGCCCTGGCTGCCGGTTTGAAGCAGCACGGGGTGTTGGTCGGGCGCGAGGCTCCCAATGTGCGCAGCGGGTGCGACCGCGTTTACGGCGGGATGCGACTTAACTCGGATCAGAGCCGCATTGACGACTCCGGCAGCTGGTTTTAGCGACATTGCTACACAAAACTACACAAGTGGCTACACAAAAAATCGGCATGTGTAGCACCAAAACCCCTAGTCGGAACGCTTGGCTACACAAGCTACACAAGTTTTATATAAATTGCTCTTTAACGCGCGCGCACACACACGCGCATTACGGATTTTAATAGTGAGATTTTGTGTAGCTTGTGTAGCAAATTTCACCCACGTGAAAGGAATTTTATCCATGGCTCGAAAGACCGCCACCAAGAAGAAGGCATCCCAGCCCGCCCCCGTGGAGCCCGAGGCAACCCCACCCGCCCTCACCACCGCCTGGTGGGAACACCACCTATCGAACACCGATAAGCGCGGGCGCACCAAGAACCCCACCCAGGCACGCACCGCCTACCCCAACCGCTGCCCCAACTGCGGCGCCGTAATCCTCACCGGGCGAACCCACGACATCTCCGCCTTCCCCGCACGAGCCAACCCCACCCGACTCACCCCCACGGGGCTAGCCCTCGCCCAAGCACTCGGCATCCACCTCTACGGGCTCGAACACGCAGCCACCACCGTACGCCTGCAAATGCTCGACCTGCCGCCCAGCCACGGGTACCCCTACCCCATCATCCCCGCCCACCACTGCCACCTCCCCGTGCAGCTCCCCGGAACCAACCTCACCGCCTCAAAGACTAGAAAGGAACACACCAATGACACTCCACCCTTCTGACACCCCGCCCGCAACCGTCACCCTCAAAAAGACCCCACACAGCAAACCAATCCTCCGCTGGATCCCCCTCGCAGGGAAAACCCTGCTCTCCATCAACCGGAGTAACGGCACCCACTGGCGCACCTACCGCAAGAACGCAGATGAGTGGAAGCATGCGGCCAACCACGACATCCACCAATGGAAACAAGAGCACCCCACCCACCAAATCCCCACCCTCACCCACGCACAAATCGACATCTGGATCCACAAGGCACGCCGAGGCCGCTACGACCCCTCGAATTTGTACCCCACCGCCAAAGCGCTCGTCGACACCTACGTCGCCGCCGGACTCCTCCCCGACGACGATTACGAACACCTCGACGGCCCCCACCTACACCACGGCGGCTTCAGCAAGACCTCACCTGGCCTGCTCATCGTCATCACACCCCTACACCACCAGCCCGAACCACCAACCCACCCACAACACTAAGGACCAGAAACACCATGCTCTCCCTGGACTCACTCCTCCACGAATTCACCAACGACCACCTCGTCAGCTACACCTGGCGTGGGGAAACCAGCTACTTCGAAGCACCCTCACTCCTGGTACAACTCGAACACGCCATCACCGAACGCCCCAACAGTGGACCCGGCGGCGGCGGATTCAAATCCACCAGCCCCTGCAACGACCACACCCTCCTCATCAAAGCCGCCATCGAACACCAAATCAGGTACGACCTGCCCGCCACCCAGCAACTCCCCAAAGGCGCCCCACTGCCCAGCAGACTCATCAACTGGGCGCGCCACGTCGATACTGACTATGCCGCCACCAAGCTCACCGGCTGGCGCGAAGCCATCAAAGCACTCGACGAAACCATCGTCCCGCTCCGCGTGCCCTGCCCCAACTGCGGCGCCGAATGGGTCGTCACCGAAACCAGCGAAGGCGGACAACGAGTGGGTGAAGCAATCCACTTTCACCTCCGCGCCGAAACCGCCATATGCGCCGCCTGTGGCACCACCTGGCACGGCATCGACAACGTCCGCACCGCACTCATTGCAAACCAGTAAAAACTTGTGTACACTGTGGCCCAGCTTCATGGTGCCCAAAAACAATTAGCGGGCACATGAAAGCGGCGGATCACAGAAGACGACACTCAATGGTTAGCAACGTGTAGTCACTTCAGTCGGAGCCCCTGCCCACCACGGACAGGGGCTCCACCCGTACCAGAAAGAAAACAAATGATCCCCGTCGCAATCATCACCGCCATCATCGGCAGCAACCTAACCGCCCACGCAGTAGACATCGCCACAACCAACAGGGCGCCACGAGCCGCAACCTGCACCATCGCAGCAGCACTACTGCTCGCCACACTGCTCACCACCCTCACCCTCACCATCTAAGGAGGGACACCATGTGCTACAGAGACTTCACCGACGAAGAAGAAGAGCAAATCTTCAAGACACTCCGTGAACGATTCCCCGCAGAATGGGACGTCGACATCAGCTGGGGCCAACCCATCTTCGACTTCAGTTGCCGCTTTGATCTCATCATCTCCAAGGCGCAAGTTCGCGCCATCATCGGAAGCAGGTGCGACTGTGACGACTGCGACCAAATACAGTGACCGCAGCTACCGCGCCAAAGCCGCAGCACTCCGCAAAGCAACCAGCGACGGAGGCTGGCCCTGCCACCTCTGCGGCAAACCAATCGACATGACACTCCCATACACCCACCCGCTCGCTTTCACCGCCGACCACCTCGACGCCATCGCCAACGGCGGTCAGCTACTCGGTGACCTGGCACCAGCACACCGACGATGCAACAGTAGGCGCGGACGCAAGCGACTCGCACACCAAGTGCGAGCACCCAAGACCACGCAAGCATGGTGAGTCCAAACAGTTTTTAATCCAACGATAACGAAACGGAATTGGTTTTCAGATGGAAACGAAATGGGAAACGTACCCCCGGGGGTTACCCCCTATGGGGTCAAGTTTCCCCCTTCGGTCATAGTGACATCCCCCCGCGGGCTCTGAAACCCAAAAATTCCCGTTGAGAGGGGGGTTCTGTGGCTGAGAAAAAAGGCCGCAGTCTAGCCCCTTGCGGGACTACGGCGGCGGCGAAGCGTCACCGTCGCCGGGGTGAGGCTCCTTGCCCGGAATGTCGGGCGGCGGAGCGTGCCGCGTCGAAGGCGGCGCGTGATCGTAAGGCTGCGGAGCGGCCGGTTCGGGTGGCTGGGCAGGCGGCGGCTGGTGCCCCTGTTGTCCGAACCGTTGGACAAAGCGATGTAGTCGTCATTGAGCAGGTCGGTGCCTATGGCGCGGTTCGTGAGGTGCCTGTGCCGACGCATGAGGACCCGTTGGAGTCCGCGCGTTGGCGTCTTCACCGGACTCGTGCCGCGCTCATTGTCGCCTCGCCACGTGATATTGCCGGGTTGATGGCGGCTGAACGTGAGGACGTGGCAGAGATTGCCCGGCTGACGGAGACGGCGAAGCCGAAGGTGAGTGCCCTGGATGAGCTGGCGGCTCGTAGGAAGCGCCGCATCGAAGAGGCACAGGCTGTTTAGGGTGGAGGTGAGGCTCTGTGGCTGAGAATGGTCAGCTGATGGGGTCTCAGACTCCTCGTATAGACGTGACCCCGCTGTATTTCACCTCTGCCGGTGATGATGCGGTGGATTTGGCGGCTGTTGCAGGCTTGCATTTGGACCCTTGGCAGCAGCATGTGCTCCGTGGCGCGCTTGGTGAGCGTGTGGATGGGCGATGGAAGGCGTTCGAGGTCGGCCTTATTGTTCCTCGACAGAACGGCAAGGGGTCGATTCTTGAGGCGCGTGAGCTTGCGGGCATGTTTTTGTTCGGTGAGCGGCTGATTCTTCACTCGGCGCACCTATTCGGGACGGCTGTTGAGCATCAGCAGCGTCTAGAGTCTCTGATTCGTGGGTCCGAGCTGGTCGAGTACATGGCTGGGTACGCGGGTGACCCTCAAGGGAAGATGTCAGGCATCAAAACTGGTAACAGCGGCATGTCCTTGACGACTGCGAGCGGTAACCGCGTCCTGTTTAAGGCGCGTAGCCGCGGTTCGGCGCGTGGTTTCACCGCAGACCTGGTTGTTTTCGATGAGGCTTACGATTTGCCGCGTTCTGTGCAGGCTTCGATGCTGCCGACGCTGGCTTCGAAGAGTTTGAATGAGTCCCCGCAGATCTGGTACGCCTCGTCTGCTGGGATGCCTGACTCTGAGGTTCTGAAAAGTATCCGTGATAGGGCGCTCTCGCCTGCTGAGGAGACGAAGCTGGCGTTTTACGAATGGTCGACGGTTGAGGATGCTGACCCGGCTGACCCGGCGAACTGGGCGCTGGCAAATCCTGCGCTCGGTCGGCGCATTTCGGCTGAGTATGTGGATTCGGAACGCCGCGCGATGAGCGATGAGCATTTCAAGCGTGAACGCCTCGGCATCTGGTCGAAGGTTGGTTCTTCGTCGGCGATTCCGGCTGATTTTTGGGCGCAGTGCTTTGATGCGGAGTCTCGTTCTGGTGTTGAGGTTGCGTTCGGTGTGGATGTCACGCCTTTGCGTGACGTGGCAACGATTGCCGCAGCGTCTCGCCGGGCTGATGGGAACGTCCATATTGAGGTTGTTGATAGGCGTGTTGGTACGGATTGGGTTCCGGCACGTTTGGAAGAGCTGAAGCGTAAGTGGAAACCTGCGGCGATGGTTTATACGGGTGCTTCGCAGTCGACTGAGGTGATTGCGAAGTCTCCAAAGCTGAAGCGGATGACTACTGGTCTTGACCACCGCACCTATATGCAGGCGTGCGGCGCGTTTTATGAGGCGCTCGGTCGCGCTCAGGTGAGGCATACCGGTCAGGAGGAGCTAGATGCGGCTGTGCAAGCTTGTCGACGTTCTAAGGGCGGCAGTGAGCTGTGGTATTGGACTCGCGATGATCGAGTTGAAGATATTTCTCCTCTGGTGGCGTGCACTCTGGCGCTCCATGGACTAACTGAGAAGGACAAGAAGGGAGGCGGTGCCGGATGGGCCGTATTGTAAAGAACCCGGGTAAGTGGGAGAGCTACTACAACGGTGAGCACCGCCTGGATGCTATCGGCGTGTCCTTGCCGCCTGATGTCCGTGTACTTGAGATGCAGGTTGGCTGGCCGAAGCTGGCTGTAGATGTGCTGGTCGAGTCTTTGGTTCTTGATGGGTTCTCGATTTCGCGTCATGGCGGTCAGGATGAGGCTCCTGAGCAGTTGAACCGTATCCTGCAGGCGAATAATTTCCGCACGAAGCTAACTTTGGCGTTGACGGAGGCTCTTGTCTCTGGTGCGGCGTTCATGGTCGTTGGTGGCGGCTCTGACCCCTCTATCCCGCACATCTCTGTGCATAAGGGTGATGAGTTTGAGCTGCGGAGGGACGCTACGGGCCGCCTGGTCCAGGCTACCCAGACTTATCGCGATGGTTTGGACACGTACCGGGCTGTTTATGAGCCTGGCGTGACTCGTTTCTTCGCCCTGCGTGATGGTTTTGAGGTGCTCACCCATATTGATGAGCACGGCTTCGACGGAATCCCCGTTATCCCCTTTGTGAACCAGCTTCGCCTGGGTGAGGAAGGTCGAAGCGAGATTGAAGAGATCCACAAGCTGTGTGATGCGGCGGCGCGAACACTGACGAATCTGCAGGTGGCTCAGGAGCTCCTGTCCATGCCTGTTCGTTACCTTTTCGGCGATGGCGTCGAGGAAATGTTCGTTGATGAGGATGGCACCCCGCAGCAGAGCCGCCTGGAAGCCTACTTTGGGCGGTTCCTTGTTGGCCCGTCCGGTGCGCAGACCGGCTCGGTGCCGGGTGCTGACCTGACCCAGCTGCTGAACACGTTCAAAACCTACGCGTTGCAGGTTGCGTCGCAGACGGGCATCCCGCCGTTCATGCTGGGTGTCTCTACGGAATCGAACCCCGCGTCTGCGGAAGCGATGCGCAGTGCTAAGGACCGTCTGATTACGAAGGCGGAGCTGAAGCAGTCAATTTTTGGTGACGCTGTAGAGGATTTGGCGCGGTGCGTTCTGGCAGTTGCCGGTGTGGACACCGAGGGGCTTGAAACCCTTGAGGCCCGCTGGCGTGACCCCGCGGTTATCTCGCTGAGCTCTCGTAACGCGTTGATGTTGCAGGCGCAGGCGCAGGGAGTTGTCTCGTCTGAGACGGTGCGTGAGTTTATGGGCTTGTCGCCGGAGCAGTTGAAGCGTGACCGTGCGTTGGACCGTCGTTTGGCGGTGTCGGTGGGGGACCCCGTCTACTAAAGGAGGCGCCGCATGCTTGATGATGTCGCTGCGGCGTATGCTCAGGCGCTCGCCTCAATTGGCGGTGCGTTTGTGGAGGCTTTCACTGATCTACTGTCTGCGTTTGACCTGTCAGACCGGGCATCAGCTGAGAGGCTGGTTCCTGCGGCGCACCGTGTAATTCAGCGGCACCGCCGTCAGGCTGTCGAGGCCGCTAACGATTACTTGGATGCGTCCGCGGCGCCGTTTGGCGCGCTCGCGTATCATCCTGCGCCTGAGCCATATACAGCTCAGGCGGTCAGGAAGCTATTTCGTGAGAATCAAGGAGCAACACCTGAGCGGCTAGCTGCTGCGGCTCGGCGTCATGTGGTGATGGCTGGACGCAGGCAGGTGATGCGGTCTGTCCTGGATGGCGAGTTCGACGAGTTTGCCTCTGAGGATGAGCGTGAGCGTCATGAGCGTGGGTCGGTCACGCTGGAGGGCTTCGATGAGGCTCTGGCGGCGGTGAATGATTCAGCTGATGAGGCTCTGCGTCGGGCAGATGCGGCGGCAGAAGACGATGCCGAAGCGCAGGCCACCCCGAGGCTCCGCCCGGTTGGGTGGGCTCGCGTCCTGCAGGGGCGCTGGTCATGCGGGTTCTGTATCATGCTTGCCGCGCGCGGCGCGGTTTATTCGTCTGCTGACGCGGCACAGCTCGTAGCTGCTGAGGCTGGCAAGAAATCCCGTGAAGGGGGCTTCCTCTCCCGTCGTGCGAGAACTGAGCTGCGGAAGAAGAATCCGCGCGCGTTCCATGAGCATTGCGACTGCATTGTGGTGCCTGTTTTTGACCCTGATAACTGGCCGGGGCGGGCCGAGCAGCAGAGGCTGGCTAAGTTTTATCGGGAGACGGTCGAGAAAGAAGACCGTAAGTACGAGGCAGACCCAGAGGGGTATGAGCCAGTCAAGATCTCGACAGTGCTATCGCGTGAGGCTGAGGCTTGGCAGGAGGCTGAGCGGCTTGATGGTAAAGAAGAGCAGGTTGACCCGAAGTATTACGGGGCGCTTGCTTCTGAGATTCCTGATGGTGAGAAGCTGTACGGTCATGAGCTGTTGTTCTTGCTGAGGTTTGAGGCGTTGGGGAATAAGGCTCGGTGGATTGAACGACCGGCACCTGATAAAGACGGTGGGATGAAGCCCAGCAACGATTTCGTGTGGCTGAACAATGGAGAACTGGTTAGTGAACTGAAATCCTCAAAGAATAAGTACTCGACAATTAAAAATCGAATCTCTGAAGCAGTGAAGAAAGCTCGCTTGCATGGTGTGCAGAAAGAGAATTTTGTTGTCGACCTTGGGGTTAGGCGTTTGGACGAAAAACTGATGAGGCAAATGCAAACATACAATTTACGAAACCCTCAAGCCCCTATCAAAAATTTGTATGTTATGCACTCTGGAGGGCAACATCTAACCCAAATTCATCTTGAAAACAACAAGAATAGCTGATATGCTATGAGCAAGGAGTTAGACAATTCCTCTGTAACCCTGAGCCTCACCTGTTGGTGCGGCAATAATGCTTGGGCGGCTGCGGCTTTATGCTTCAGTCTAGAAGACCGTCGGGGGCGTCACTGGCTAACTCCCTATAACTTTTGTGAAAGGCATCCTGCTAAGTGGCAGGGTGCCTTTTGCTATACCCGAAAGGAACAATGATGAGCGAAGCACCTGTCACTGAGGCAAAGGTCGAAGAGACCATTGAAACTATGCCCCCGTGGGAGCGTGGCGGCGAGACCTTCGACCCCGAACGCGCCTGGAAGCTGGTTCAGAACCTGAAGGCTGAGCTGGCGGCGGTGAAGGCGAAGCAGGCAGAGGCTCCTGAACCTACTGCTGCTGAAGAGCCTGCGCCGGAACCCGAAGCTGAGCCCACTGAGGCTGAGACCCCTGAGCCGCAGGATGATTCTGCGGCGCAGATCGCGTCCCTGCAGGCTGAGCTGGCGCGCGTCAAGGCGCTCGCCTCCGTTGGCCTGTCCCAAGACTTCGCACCATTCGTGCCGGGTGCGACCAGCGAGGAAATCGAGAAGAACCTCGCAACTCTGCAGAAGCTCATCAGCGATGCCGCGAACGAGAAGACCGAGGCGGTCCTCGCGGCGGCTCCGAAGAGCCGAGGCATGGCGCCGAACCCCGCACAGCACGCGGCACCGGCACGTGATGCCTATGAAGAGGCAGCAGAGATTATCTTCAACTAAAACGCCCCTAATATTTGAGCCCTTACCGAGACGGTGAGGGCTTTTTCTATACCCAAAACTTGATTGGAGACCCAAATATGAGCGCAACCGCGACTCTTGAAACCTTTAAGACTGGCGGTATCCTGCCGCAGTCGTTCGCCCGCAACATCATCGGCCGAATCTCTGAAGGCTCCGTCGTCCAGAAGCTTGCCGGCACCACCCCTATCCCGATTACCGGCACCACTATCTCCGTCCAGACCTCCCAGCCGCAGGCTGGCGTGGTCGGTGAAGGCCAGGCAAAGCCCGTGACCAACATGGGCGTGACCGCAAAGACCATCAAGCCTATCAAGGTTGCGGCGCTGATGTACTGGTCCATGGAGGCACGTCAAGCTGATCAGTCCGGCTACCTGAAGCTTTTGGAGAAGGAAGCTGCCGCGGCTATCACCCGCGCGTTCGACCTCGCCATCCTGCACGGCAAGAACGCAATCAATGGTCAGACTATCGCCGGTGTTGAGTACATCAACCAGACCCTCAACCGTATTGAATTGGGTGCAACCGCTAAGGACAAGGGCGGCCTGACTGCGGAGCTTCTGGCTGGCGCAGATCTGGTGAACCTGAACGAGAACTTCGACTTTGACCTGAGCGGTTTCGCCGCCGATAAGTCGTTCAAGTCCCGTATCTACGGTGCAACCGACACCCTCGGCCGCCCCATCTACAGCGATAGCGTGAACCTGAAGGACAACCTGGGTAACCTGCTGGGTCTGCCCGTCTCCTATGGCCGTGCTGTCTCCGGTAAGGTTGGCGCATCTGCGGACACCAAGGTTCGCGCCTTCGGCGGCGACTGGAACGCATTGAAGTACGGCTTCGTGGATAAGATTTCTATCCGCCGCACCGACCAGGCGACCATCAACGACGGCGGCACCCAGGTCAACCTGTGGCAGAACAACATGGAAGCGATGCTGGTGGAGGCTCAGTTCGGCTGGGTAATCACTGACAAGTCCGCGTTCGTCGCCTACGAAGACAAGGTCGCTGACCCGAAGTAATCGGGCGCTGGTAGAGAAGGGAGGCGTACATGGTGAGTGATTCACTGACTATTGCGACGGCTGACGATGTGAAGGCTGCGCTCCGCAGGGAGTTTCGTGGTGACGAAGAATCCTACATCGCCTCCCTGCTCTCCAAGGCGGAAAACCTGATTCGTGTCCGCTACAAGAGACTGGACGAGCTGGTTCTTGATGAGGTCGTATTCAACCTGGTCAGGAATATCGAGGCTGAGGCTGTCGCTCGTGTGCTTCGTGCGGATGATGGCGGCATTTATAAGTCTGAGACGGAAGACGGGTACTCGTACCAGCTGAACTATATGGTCGCGTCCGGTCTTTTGGACATTCTGGAGAAGGACTGGAAGAACCTCGCACAGGCAACGGGAACCGGCAGGTACCGGACCGTTGCGCCTGCGACCGATTGTTATGCTGCGGCACGGTACAGTGGGCGCGCTGCTGCGGGGCCGTGGCAGTTTCAGTACGGGTGGCCTGGGCAGGATTCGATTTCATGCCGCCGCTACCTCTAGGAAGGAGCGAGTCGCATGAGCCGAATCCGTAAAGGTCTCCACACCGTCATCGTCTACCCACGCACCCGCACTGTGGACGCGTATGGTGACGTGGTTGAGACGCTAGGGGCAGGTGTGCCTGTCCAATGTAATGTCCAGCCGTTGAGTGCGAACGAGGTTCTCGACATGCCTGGCGGGCTCACCCCAACCAGCGTTTACCGGATCAAGTACTGGCCGGGGGAGCATGGCGGCGCGCCGTGGCCAGGCACATCAGATTCTCTCATCGAGATTGACGGACAGAGATTCGAGCAGCGCGGCGAACCGCAGATCTCTCGGATGTCCTCAACCACAGGGCACGTCAAGGTGTTTGCCGTGGCGTACACGTCAGGTAGGGGAGGGGGAGCCAATGTCATGGGTTGAATCTGACATCGAGCTAGAGGTGGCGCGGCAGGCATCGCGCACCCCTGAGTTCGCCGCCGCCGCCCGTGAAATCCAAGCGGCGGCAAAGGCAGCGGCTCCCAAGGACACTGGCACATTCGCAGCATCAATCGTGATGACCACACATGTGACTCCTCGAGGAGTCCACGACAGGGTCATCACATCGCTCGATGAAGCGGCAGTGCCTATCGAATTTGGGTTCACCAGCCCGAACGGCAACCGAACCCCAGGGCACCATGTTTTTGGAAAGGTCGCCCACGCTTTTAAGGACCGCCGATGAAGCCAGTTGATATTTCAGCCATCGTGCAGAAAATTCTCTCCGCACTGCCGGGTGTAGCTGTCTCTGGCGGGGCGACCTCCCAGACTCTCGGCAAGCTGCCGGCATGTATTTGGGAGGTTGTCTCAGCGGTGCCGGCTACTGGATCCCCCAGGATGGGTCACGCAGTAGATGCGGCTGTAAACGTTCATGTTTACGCTCCAAGTCGGGGTGAGTCGATGCGGCTATGTGCTGAGGCGGTTCAGCTGCTCGAAAAAGCGCACTCTCTCGGCCAGATAGTAGAGGGCAGTTACGTGGCGCGGTGCTGGGTCGAGGCTGAGCCTATCCTCGCAGGCAGCCACACGCTCCACTCTGCGCATGTAACCGAAACCCGAGCCACCGTGCGCATCGTCGCACGAAGCTCAACAAATACTTAGGAGGTGGCCGACCTTGGCCAACGTTATTGAAGATTCGAAGCTCTTTTACACGGGCTTCACCCATATTTTTGTTGCGGAGCCGAATACTGAGGCGCCCGACCTGACGAAGTTCAAGTTCGGTACTGCCAGCACCTACGGCTCCTGGGTGTGGATTGGCGACACCGACGAAGAAGAGCCGTTCTCGGTCGAATCTGATGGCGGCGAGATTGAGTACCTCCGCACTGCGGACCGTGTTAAGGCTCGCTCTAAGCGCTCGGATGTGACCGTTACCGGCACCGTCAAGGCACTTAGCGTGTCTCGTGAAGTTTTTGAGCTGGCGTTTGCCGGCGGTACTTACGATGCGGTGAAGAAGTCGTTCAAGGTGAAGGGCAAGACCCTTGACTCGAACAAGGCAATCTTGGCGGTCTTTGAGGACGGCAAGAACGTTGCGGCTATCCGCCTGCCGAACACGAATGTGGCTGGTAAGTACCCGGAGTTTGGCATCGAGAAGTTCGCTGTCACTGAGCTGAACCTGGGTATCCTGCCTGGTCGCGATGAGACCCTTGCTGAGTTCTTCGAGCCCCGCACTGTTACTGCCTAACCCCCATCTGATTGAGAGGACACCACATGCCTAAGAAGGTTGCAGAGCCTGTAGTTGATCTGCCTGAGTTCACTGAGCTGGATGGCCATGAGCTGCTTATCGCTCCGTGGGAGCTGAAGACTGGTCAGCGCACTCGCCTCGCTGGTCGTCTGAACATGATTCGACAGCTGTCGGAGAAGCACGGTGAGGATTCTCTGGAGGCGATGGATGGCATCGCTGACCTGTTGGATTATGTCTCCGAGCATTACGTCATTGATTCGGACGCATGGGAGGATTGGGCGCGCGACAAGCAGCTCGATGTTCTCGTGACGCTCGTAGGCGCATACATGCAGTCGTCGGGAAAATCTCAGCCCTCCTCGAATCAGCAGTAAAGTATCCGGCGCTTGACCTGGAGCTACAGCTCCTGGGTGTCGATGTTGAGTCTATCGATTCAGCCCGCGCGTTGCGGGTAGCGCTGGCTGCTGTTGAGAAGCTGAAACGCGACCCGCAAAGCTTGTGGCGGGCGGAGCTCCTGGGCAACCCTGATCTGGTCGGTTGGGGTGTCCAGGAGTTCCTGTCTGCTGGGCTGGTCAATATCACCCGCGCGATTGCGAAGGGCGGCAAGCTCAGCAAATCGGAACAGGTTGAGGTTCCGCAGCCGAAGAAAAAGAAAACGTCACATGCCGTCAGGGTGGGTCCTGGCGGCATTGATTTTTCTGGCATCAAAGCGATTTTAGGAGGGTAATAGGTGGCTAAGGTTGGTATCCGCGTCTACCCGAACACGTCCAGATTCCGTGGAGATTTGAAGCGCTCGCTGGACCGAATCGAGAAATCGACCGTGGCAAAGGTCACCGTGGTGCCGGTGCTGGACCGGAAGGCTATGGGCCGCCTCCAGCACGCTCTGAATGGTCTCACCGCCACCGTATCGGTGGATGTGAACGTTCAGCAGGCTTTGCATCAGTTGGATAACCTGTCCGCGGAGAAGATCGCGAAGGTCTCTGCTGATGCGGACGTGGAGCAGGCTCAGCGTGCGTTGAGGAAGCTTGAGGAAGCGCGAAAGTGCACGGTTAACGCTGATGCGGACACAGGTGCGGCTGCGGCGAAGCTGGGGGCGCTGACTCGTCCTCGCGTGGCAGTTATCAGCCCGGTTATTAACTCCTCTGCAGCGGCATCTGCGGCATCGGCGTTGGCTGCGCTATCGGGTGGGCGCGTCCTGGGGGACGCTGTTTCGAATGTGCGTGAGTTCGCGTCGAATCTGGACCGTTTGACTCCTCGCATTGCGGCGACTGGTGCGGCTCTGGCTTCGATGTCGTCTGTTGGCATTGTTGCGGCACAGAACATCGCTGCGGTTGGTGCTTCGCTGGTGTCGATTGGCCCGGCAGCGTTGGCATTGCCGGGCATTTTTGCGGGCTTTGCGACTGGTTTGGCGTCTAGCGCGGACGGCTTGCAGAACATCCTCATATACCTAGACCAGCTGGCAGGTAAGTTTGGCGGATTCCGTGACATGTTCGTGGATGCACGCGCTGACCACAATGAAGCTTTTTGGGGTGTTGCGAAGGCTGGGCTCGCGGAGCTGTATACCTCTGGTATCGTGCCGTTTTTCGCTGAGTATCGCCGTTTGGGTGAGGTTTCAGGCGCTTTTTGGGGTAATTTCTTTCGCGGCATGTCTGAAGGGATTACCGCTATCGGCGGTATGGCCGCATTGTTCGCGCCGCTTCGCGAATCGATTAGTATTGCGTCTCAGGGCGCATCTGGTTTTGCTGAGGCAATTGTCCGCCTTGGCAGCATTGGTGGTTCGTACCTTCCTGCTATGGCGGAGGGGTTCACCCGTGCCGCTAACGCGTTTGCTGAATGGTCGGCGTCTGCTGACGCCGTGACAGCAATTCAGAATGCTGTCACCGTTGCGGGCGACCTGATGAGGGTCCTCAGTGGCGCTGCCGGGATTATCGGTGCTATCGGTACCGCGGCGTTGGCGGCGGGCGGCTCACCTTTGAAGGCTCTCGCGGATGGGCTGCAGGGTGTTGCGGGCGCGTTGAAATCTGTTGAGGGGCAGAACGCCCTGGTCGCACTCTTTGAATCCGCACAGAGGGCGATGTCTAACCTCACTCCTGGCATTGGGGAGATTGGCAAGGGACTAGCAGAGCTTGCCCCGTCGCTTGGTTCCGCGATGGAAAACGGCGCGGCGGCTGTCGGGCGTCTGGGCGAAGCAATCGGCAAGATTATGCAGAACCCCGCGGTTGGTGCCGGCATCAAGATCATGTTCGTAGGCATCAAGGCTGCGATGGATGCTCTAGCGCCCGGCTTGGAAGCGATGGCTCCCGTGTTCGGTGCGCTGGGCGAGGCGGTCGGCGCGATTGCTCAGACCTTGGGCACTGTCTTTGGTGCCGCGTTGCAGGCGGTCGCACCGATGTTGCAGGTGATGCTGCAGATGGTGGTTCCGCTGGCGCAGAGTCTGGGGCAGATGCTTGTTCCGGTGATTCAGCAGCTCGCGCCGGTGTTCACGCAGGTCGCTGTGGCGCTGATGCCGGTGGTACAGGCGCTGATTCCTGCACTGATGGCGGTGTTCCAGGCACTGGCGCCGGTAATCGTGCAGATCGTCCAGGCTCTGGTGCCGCTGGTGGTACTGTTCGCTGAGCAGCTAGTGAAGGCGCTGAATTTTGTGACGCCGTTGATTCAGGCTCTGGCTCCGGTCATTGCGTGGGTTGGCGGAGAGATTGTTCGCGGCATCCAGATGATTACCGCCATCTTCCAGTGGTTCGCCGATCAGACTGATAAGTCTATAGCGGCGTTCGGCGCCGCATGGCAGATTGGCACACAGGCAGTTGGTGCGGCAGTGAACTGGATTGTCACTTCGGTCGGCAAGCTGTTCGCAGCAATCGGCTCTATCATCGGCAACATTGCGCAGGCGGTCAGTGCTGGCTGGAATGCAGTAGTGCGATTTGTGTCTACAGGTGCGCAGGCTGTCTGGAACGCTGTCTCCGGCGCGTTCTCTCGCCTTGGCGGCATTGTGGGCGATGCCATGGGCGCAGTTGGCAATGCAATTTCTACTGGTATTTCGCGTGCGGTCGGGTTCTTCGGGAACCTGGGTCGTGGCGTCATCAATTCTCTCTCTAACCTGGGTCGAAATATGTGGACGCTGGGGCACAACCTCATGGTTGGTTTCATCAATGGTGTTGCGGGTCTGGGCCGGAGGCTGATTGATGCTGTGCTGGGCCCTGTTAAGGGCGCTATTGATGGTGCTAAGCAGCTGCTTGGCATTCATTCTCCGTCAAGGGTCTTCCGCCAGATTGGTGTTTTCACCGGTGAGGGTTTTGTGCAGGGTCTTTCTGCGATGGAGTCTGCAGCGCAGTCGAGCATGCGTGATTTGGTGGCTCCCCCGGAGGTGCCGGCTATCGCATCGGTGGCGGCATCTACTGCCTCTATCGTCCCTGCCGCGACGGGTGGAGTGCCTGCCGCTGGCGGCAGTGTAAGTGCGTCGGATGCGGCGCTGATGCAGATTGCGGAGGCGCTGTCTCAGCTGCAGGCTGTGGGTCCGCGCGACTTCCTGATGATGCAACGTCGTGCTGAAAGGATGGTCTAATGTCTGGTTGGATTGGCACGCTAGGGGCGCTATCTGAGGTGCTGTGGAAGGTGTCGCTGAGTGAGAGCACGCCTGCACGTTTTGCGTTTCAGCAGGCGGCGGGGAAAAGATGGGCGTTTTTAGCGTCGCCTACTCCTCGCCGCAGCTGGAGCGTTGAGGTGAAGGGCACGCAGGAGGACACGCGCGCGCTGACTCAGCTGGCGCATGCGGCGCCGGTGGAGCCTCTGGTGTGGGTGAGTGAGGTTGCGGCGCTAACCAATGTCCTCACCCCGGCGCAGTCTCTCATGGTGGGGATTAGTAACCGTGGTGCGATGGTGACCTCTGACGGATCGTTAGCTGTGTCGTCTCTGGGCGGGGTATCCCGTGTGGTGGCGGCTGACCGTGTCCCGGTGATGCCTGGCAAGCCGTTTACTGCCACGGTGGAGGCGGCTGGCAACGGCGCAATTCTGGGTGTCCAGATGTTTACCGCCGCGGGGACTGCGGTGGGGGCAACAGCCACCGCCGTAGCGCGTGGAGCTAACGCCCAGCGTCTTGTTGTGACTGTTCCCGTGCCGCCTACAGCGGCGGCGTATGCGACGTTGACGCTGGCTATGGGCGGGCAGTTCTCTCGGCTCTCGGCGACCTGGACAAAGGATGCGCCGCCGTGGGATGTCGGCATGGGGGCTGCCTCGGTCGTGATTGGTGACGTCGAGACGACGATTGAGGATGTGCATCACGCAAGTGGCGCTGTGTGGCGGTCTGTGAGCGCGAAGATTGAGGAGGTCGGCTAATGCTCCCTGGTGTGTATGGTCCTGGCGATGTGATTGACGCGAGCCTCAGCATTTTTGTGGATGGTGTGGAACGAGAGCACCTCTCTGCAGAGTGGGAAGGACACACTAGTGGCGGTCTGCCTGAGTCTCTGATTGCGGCAGGTGACGGCGTTTTTTCCCGCACTGGCAGGATCAAGTGGGCATCAGGCACGGCGACCACTGTTGAACCTTTTGCCCCTGTTGGGGAGGGCCGGTGGGTTCCGCGGCCTGGCGCCTCAGTGAAAATTGTCGCAGAAGTCAATGGTGAGACGTTCCTCCGGTTCACCGGTTCATTGGGGGCCTCGACATACTCGCTGGTTACTGATGAGGTCGAAACTACAATTAGTGATGGCCTTTCGGCTGCGTTGCAGACTCCTGTGACGATTGAGCCGGCTGTGCTGTATAAGTCTCAGACTACTGGTGGCTGGCCTGCGTATCAGGCGCTCGAACAGGCCGGTTACGGTCTCTTGCCACCAACTGCTGAGACGACACTGATTCATGCTCCTGGAGCGTTTGGGTTGGCTGCAGCGGTTGGCGAGTTCAAATCGGCTGGCAGTGTGAGTGAAGCTGCGCCTGGCTTCCTCACCTCTATTGACGGCGTCGTTTACTCACCGGTTAAGGGTGTTGAACGGCACGCCGAGGACATCTTGGCAGTATCTCGGGCTGTTCCAGACCGCGACGCGGCGATCTCGCTTAAGCTTCGTGGAGAGGCTGAGGTGCGGCTGGTCTGGTCGCGAGGCGCGTCCCTGCTGACGCTCTCGCAGGGAGGTCAGCTTATTGGGCAGGTTAAGGTGCCGTCCCCGCAGAAGTACCAGCTACTCGCGGTCGCAATCGCGTGGGATTCAATCACCGTCTGGACTGACACATCTCACAGCCAGAAGTTTAACCGCCGCCTGAATAATGACGCAGAGCTAGAAACTGCCTCCTGCTCAAACACTCTCGGCATCCACGTGTCTCAGCATGAGCCGATTATCGGCGATTACTCGCAGAATCATGTGGCGAAGATGGTGCGTCAGACTCCGCCGAAGATTCTGGCGTCAGCAATCGCTACCGAGCCGCTCTCAGCCACGAGGGGGTTCGAAAATGTGGAAGCAGCAGAAGTAGTCACAGCGTGGTGCAATGCGACGCTGTCGACGGTATGGGTGGATGAGGAAGGCACGCTAGTGATGGCGGCTCGTGACCGTCTCGCTTCCTCCTCATCTGTTGTGACTGATGTCGTCTCTGAGAGGGTCTTCGCCGGTTCATGGCAGACGGCTCGTGATGGCGTGCGATCGCTTGTGCGGGTGAATCATCTTGTGCCTTCGGCTGATGACGGAGCATGGGCTGCAGGGCGCGGCGGGAAGAGCTTTACCGGCGCCGCCGCGGTTGCTTACGACGCTTCATCTTCTACACCGCTGACGCAGAACAGCGACAACGTCCAGTTCATTAACTGGGAGGACAATGTCGACGTCATCGGTCTCGACACAAACTACCGCCCGATTGTGAACGCGAAGAAGAAAATCTTCGACTGGGACGCGTTCAACAAACTCACCGGTTCCTGGTGGGCTATCTCGTTTGAGAACAACGAGCAGCCTCCTGGCTGGCGGTGGACTGGTGGTGAGCCGCAGCATGAGACTCTCACCGGCAAGCTAGAGAAGCTGGGACAGCGCGGCGTGAAGCTCACGCATCGCGTCGACACCGTTAAGGGTGGGAACGGCAAGACCTACTCGCTGGTTGCGCCGTCACTCGGCGTGGGTACGCTAGGCCAGTGGGCGTGGGGGCGCCCAATGCCGATGCTCCGTGCGGATTGGGTCGTGACGTGGGAGAAGAAACACTTCACGGCGTATTCCCGTAAGAGCGGTGCAGGGGTGTTCACGCTTGATGCCGGATGGTATGTCACGGCGAAGGACGCGAGGAAAGTTGCAGAATCTCTTGCTCAGGAAATCGGCACAGAGCGCATCACGTTCGATGCGATTTCGATGCTGTGGGACCCCCGCAAGCAAACAGGCGACACTATCACGCTGAACGCTGGGCGGTGGGTTGCTGAGTGCATCATCACTGGCTCTCGTGAGTCGTGGGATGGTCGAGTCCCGACCGTCTCGTACGATTTGGAAGCGAAGAAGGTGACTGCTACTTCTCGGAGTGAGGAAGCGACAGCTCCTGCGGCGACCCCGCGCCCGAATAGGCCCGGCAGTGATGACAGGGGATATGTTACCCCGCCGGTACCGCGCCCGAACAACCCCGGTAGTGATGATGGGGGGCATGTTTCCCCGGTTGCGCCTACGGTGCGTCCCATCCTGGACATGTCCGAGGTTCGTGACTATGTAGACAAGCAACAGCGCATTTTGGATGCTAAGCGCTCCTACCGGGCACGGATGCGCTCGATTGTGCCGCCCACCTATTTTTACCCCGACTACTGGAAGCCGGTCGCGGAGCAGAACTGGCACACCATGGCACAAGCCGCCGAAGTCTGTCCGTTCCTCATTATTAACCCGGCCTCTGGCCCCGGTGAAGGCCCCGGCTCCCCGCAGTACAAGGATTTTTCGAACCAGCTCAAGCTCAACCGCGGCGAATACGGGCAGAAAATCTACGGCTACGTTCGGACGGGCGCATCGATTGGGGAGCCTCGCGACCTGGAGACCCTGTTCGATGAGGTGCGCAAGTACATCGACTGGTACGACGTGGACGGCATCTTCTGGGACGAGGCGTATAACGGCTGGGGCGACCAAGCAGGCAAGGAAGAATTTCACCACCGCATCGCCGACCGGTTCAATGCCCTGTACCCGTGGATGCCAACAATCGTGAACCCCGGCGCGAATACCACCGCAGGGATGGTCGGCACTGGCTGGCACATGATGACGTTCGAGAACGAAGCATCACTGTATCTGACTGATAAGTACCTCGTGCAGGAGCACTATAAGGGGCAGCCGAGGCAGATGTTCTGGCATTGCATCCACGACATCACGGGGTTTGAGCAGGCGGTGCAGGTGCTGCGCCTGGCGGACACTCTGAACGTGGGCATCCTTTATCTGACGGACGACACAATCTGGGAGACCAAGAATGGAGTGCGTTCCAGGACGGCGAACCCGTACGATCGTTTGCCTGCCGCGTGGCTGTGGAGGTTGCAGATTGCGTGGGCGAAGGGTGAGCTGGAGGATTACCTCACCCAGGTTGATATTCTGCGGCAGAACCTTGCCGTGCTTGAGTCTGTCGGGGCTCCGGCGGAGGCGCTAACTGCTGCGAAGTTGAAGATCCAAGCAATGACAGGAGGGAACTAGATGGGTGTGAGTGACAACCTGAGTGAGTCCGGGTTCACGCCCGCTTATGGGCTGGTGGTGGCGAAGTTCGTGACGCACCAGCGTGCGGCGGGTGGTGAAGCGGATGGTGTGCCGGTGCAGGGGCGTGTGGTGTTTACGCCGACTACGCGGGTTGCGGATGCTGGGACGAAGCGCATTTATGTTCCTGCGCCTGTGACCGGCTGGCTGCGTGACGGGGTGCTCTGGGATGCGCCACGCGGCGGGAGCCAGGGGGTGCGCCTGATGGCTCCGAGCCCGGGGGCGGTGCCTTCTGAATGGGGGTACCGTGTGGAGGCACAGCTGCGGGATGTCGCGGGATGTGCCGCGAAGCTGCCGTACCCGAGCATTTATGTTCGCGCGGGTGTGACGCTGAACTTGGCGACGGTTGCCCCCGCCGGTGCGGAGAGTACGATTCCTGCGCCGGTACCGGTGAAGGGTGACCCTGGCGAGCCTGGCCCCAAGGGCGACCCTGGCGAGCCTGGCCCTAAGGGTGACCGTGGGGAGCGTGGTGAGCGTGGCGAGCAGGGCCCTAAGGGTGACCCTGGCGGGCTGGACGCGGAAGCAGCCGCACTTGTGCAACGCCTCGCCTCCAGTGCTGCCCCGAGCGATACTGGCTGGCGCCGCGAAGAGTCCCCTGCCCTCGCCGCAGGGTATCTCTTCTACCGTCGCATCGGAGACTGGTGCATCATCGCCGCCCGCGGCGGAGCATGGGATACCATCAGTGTCCACGACCGCCCCGGCATCCCAGATGCATCGTATCGGGACGTAGCGGAAAAAATTCGTATCTCTATATCCGTGCCGCCCGGGTGGCAATCCAACCAGCCTGTACTAGCTCCCGTTGTCACAGACGCGGGAGAAGCCCGAGGTATCCTCGTTCTTCATTCAAGGGGTGACGGGAATCGTATCACCTGGCGCCGCGGAAACCTCGACCTTTCTCCGCTCAACCGCACCAACCTGCGGTGCGGGTTGCTGATCTACCCTGCCTCCGACCCGTTCCCGGACAACCTGCCAGGCACCCCCGCCTAAATACGGCGCGGACACGACAAAAAAATCACTTCGAAGAAAGGAAGGTAACCAGCTATGGCTGCCAAGATGCTGTGGAGGTGTCATGAAGTCTGACATATTCCCGCCGGAGGTCTGGGCGCTCGGTGGCGTAATCCTGGGCACTCTAATCCCAGCGTTCTTTGCTTTCATCACAGGCAGGCAGCAGGCGAAGCACGAATCAAACAAGGTTCTAATCGAGGCTCTGGAGCGCCGCATCGGTGACTTGGAGAAGCACCTGCGAGAGGAAACTGATGCCCGCCGCTCGTTGGAGACTGAGGTTCGCACCCGCGAAGCGGAAGCACACTCTACCGCCGACAAGGCGCGGTGGGTAATGAGCATCGCGATCTCTCATATTAACCGCCTGGGTGCTCATATCGAGTCAGGGTCTCCGCCTCCGCCTCCGCCGCTACCGGCAGAGGTAGCAGAATGGGTCGAGAAGGAGCTCTGGACCGCGCGTCTGCCACAGAATCAGGCAAATAACCAGCCGGCGGGTTAGCTGGCGAACATAAATGTTGAGGCAGGTGTCCCTGTAGTAGGGGTGCCTGCCTCTCCTTAATTAAAAGGAGTAGCGATGAGGTATCTCGTCGAAGTTATTGAGGCTGAGCAGTCGACTCAGCCGCAGTCGGTGCAGGCACCTGCAGCACCTGCACACCGTACCGTGAATGTGGTGGATACTGGTGCAGACCCGACCGGTGCGAAGGATTCGACCGCGGCGATTAACGCGGCTATTCGTCGCGTACATGAGGCGGGCGGCGGCACCGTACACCTACCTGCAGGTAGCTATAAGGTGTCCGCGCCGTTCATTGAATTGCTCGGCGGTGTGCATCTGCAGGGTGCTGGTCGCGAGTCGACCGTGATTTTTGCGGACACTGGCGCCGGGTCGGAGCAGAAGACGGCAATCATCCACGCCGGCAGTTGGTTCACCCCGCGTGTCGGCAAGGATAACCTGCTGATGGGCGTCTCGGATTTGTGGATTAAGTCTTCTCATCCTCGCCCGTCGCACGTCTCGTCAACGACCCCGCGCCCTGGGCAGGATGGGATGCACCCGAATATCGGCGGCATCCTTCTGAACACCGAGCTGGGAGACAATCCTCCTGAGCCCGACGGCTCCCACCGCATTGAAAACGTCCTCATATGGGACGTCGCTTTCGGCGTAGCAGTCCTCGGCCTGGATGACCAGGGATGCCAGCTGCGGAACATTCGCGTCCGCCGTACTCTGGGGCCTGGCGTGGTGATTGGTAAGTCACCGGAGCACATCACCTCTGTGACGGCTGGCCGCCGTGAAATTGGTGCAGCAGACAACATCCTCGACGCTATCGATGTATCGGGCGCGAATATCGCCGGCGGCACTAATGCTGGCTTCGAGATTTACGCGACCAACACCACCCTGACCGCGTGCAAGTCCTGGTATAACCGCCGCAGCGTCCACGGCATCGAGGGCAAGCCGGCAGGCATCTGGGACACCTCTAATATGCACCGTTTCACTGCCGCTGGCGCTGGCTTCTTCGTCCGTGGTGGCCGCAACATGCTCGCCTCGTGCACCGCACAGGAGAATGGCGGCCATGGCTTCGTGCTGGTTGGTCATTCCTCGCAGGTCACCGGATGCCGCAGCGCCTCCAGCTCCTGGCACGACTGCGTCAGCGGTGAAGCAAAGCCCGCAGAGGCTGCGGATTTCTTCGTCACGAACTGGGCGCACCACCTCATCTTCTCGAACAACATTGCACAAGCAGAGTACAAGGGCAAGAACCCCCGATACGGCTTCGCCATCGAGAAGTGGGCACACGACATCAGCGGCACCTCAAACATGACCGTAGACATCCCCACCCCCCACATTGCCAAGAGCCTCGGCGCGTTCAACCGCGTCGAAATCAACCACGAAACCCTCAACTAAGGAGTAAGGAGAAAGAATATGCTCCTCCTCGAACCCGACAGGGCGGGCGCCCTCCCCCCCCCCCCCCCCCCCCCCCCCCCCTCGTTCATTGGCCTAATAGCCCGCGATCTTCTCCAGTCGGGCGATCCGCTCGTCCATCGGAGGGTGGGTCGAGAACATGCGCATGAGAGACTCCCCACGGAAAGGGTTCGCGATCATCATCGCCGCGACGTTGCGCGTGCGCGGGGTGTCCTCCATCGGGCGCCGATCCGTCGTCATCTCGAGCTTACGCAGGGCCGAGGCCAGCGCGAGCGGATCCTGCGTGAGCATCGCACCGTCTTCGTCCGCGTCGAATTCACGGGTGCGAGACAGCGAGAACTGTATGAGCATCGACGCGATCGGGGCCAGGAGACTCATGGCGAGCAGGCCAATGATGCCTACTCCCCCGCCGTCGCGACGGTTACCGCCACCAAAGAACAGCAGGCCGTGCGCGACCGTCGTAATCACGCCGCCCATGGCCGCGGCAACAGACGTCGTCAGGATGTCGCGATTGTAGACATGCATGAGCTCATGCCCGAGCACCCCACGCAGCTCACGTTCGTTAAGAATCGCCAGGATGCCCTCCGTGCAGCACACGGCCGCATTGTTCGGGTTACGACCCGTCGCAAACGCGTTCGGGGTGAGCGTGGGCGCCACCCAGATCGTCGGCATCGGCTGCTGCGCGCGATCCGACAGCTCGCGAACGATGGCGTAGAGCACGGGCTGTTCCGACTCGCTGACCTGATACGCGCCCATCGACCGCAGCGCAATCGTCGCTGAGTTCCAGTAGGAGTAGGCGGTTTGAAGGAGCCCGATGCCCGCAAACACGACAATCCACACCACACGGCCCGTGCCCGACGCGATGAGCGCACCAATAGCGAGCAGCAGCGCCCACATGCCGCCCAGCAGGAGGGTCGTCTTCAGACCGTTGTGATAGTTGCGGTGCACCATACAGGCGATCCTATGGGGGTTACCTGAGAAGCCCCTGGGAGCCAGCCGAAGCTCAGGTGGGAACCGATTGCCCACTCACGAATCAGAACGAGGCCGCGACCGGAAAACCCGGCCACGGCCTCGTC